ACAAGGTCTTGTAGGTACTCAAGGAGCAATTGGTCAACAAGGTGTTACCGGATTACAAGGTCTTACTGGACTTCAAGGATCAATAGGTTTAACTGGAGCTCAAGGTGCTACAGGTAGTACAGGATCCCAAGGTTCTGTTGGAACTCAAGGACAAGTTGGAGCAACAGGAAGTCAGGGAACAACAGGATCTACCGGTGCACAAGGTACAGTAGGATCTCAAGGAACTACAGGCACAACTGGTCTCCAAGGTCTCACTGGTCTCCAAGGTATTCAAGGAGTACAAGGTCTATTAGGAATTCAAGGTATTCAGGGTGTACAGGGTACGCAAGGTATATTAGGAAATACAGGTGCTCAGGGTGCTGTTGGTACAACAGGTTCTCAAGGTAGTACTGGTTCAACGGGTGCTCAAGGCGCAGTTGGAGCACAAGGTACAATTGGAAACACTGGAGCACAAGGTAGTACGGGTATTACAGGATTACAAGGTACAACCGGTGCTCAAGGAACTGCCGGATTGAATGGTAGTCAAGGTGCAGTAGGTAGTCAAGGAGTACAGGGGATTCAAGGTAGACAAGGAACTACAGGAACTACTGGGACAACAGGAGCTCAAGGAACAACTGGAACTCAAGGAACCACTGGTACAACTGGAGCTACTGGAGCACAAGGAACAACTGGAACACAGGGTACTATTGGTGTAACTGGTGCTCAGGGAACAACTGGTGCAACTGGAAGTCAGGGAGCTGTTGGTGCTCAAGGCACAATTGGTACTACCGGAAGTCAAGGTACTACGGGTTCTACCGGAGCACAAGGAGCAGTGGGAGCACAAGGAACGGTAGGAAATACAGGTTCTCAAGGTTCTATTGGCTTACAAGGTGTGCAAGGTCTTCTTGGAAATACTGGCGCGCAAGGTACACAGGGAATACAAGGTTTGCTTGGTAATACTGGAGGTACTGGTGCGCAAGGAGCTACTGGTGCTACTGGTTCTCAAGGATCTGTAGGATCTACAGGAAGCCAGGGTGCAGTTGGTACTCAGGGTACTACTGGAACTACCGGTGCTACTGGTAGTCAGGGTACTGCTGGTTTGAATGGTGCCCAAGGTACTACAGGAGCAACTGGTGCAACAGGATCTCAGGGTATTCAGGGTATTACAGGAAATACTGGAGCTACTGGTTTACAGGGAGTTCAGGGTATTCAAGGCCGTCAAGGTACAACTGGAACAACAGGTAATACTGGAGCGCAAGGTACAACAGGTTTACAAGGACTTACAGGTCTTCAAGGATTAACAGGTGCCACAGGATCACAGGGAGCAATTGGCAGTACAGGTACTCAGGGAGCCATTGGAACACAAGGTACCGTAGGAGCAACAGGCAGTCAAGGAACAGTTGGTGCTACAGGCTCTCAAGGAACTACGGGTGCTACAGGTGGAACTGGTACAACTGGTGCTCAAGGAGCTATAGGAAGTACAGGATCACAAGGTGTTATAGGTAGCCAAGGAACAATTGGTGCAACTGGTAGTCAAGGATTTACTGGACTTCAAGGATTAATTGGATTACAAGGTTTTACAGGTTCTACTGGTGGAACTGGTGCTCAAGGTATTCAAGGATTTACTGGTGCAACTGGTAATACAGGAGCACAAGGAACCACGGGTTCTACTGGAATTCAAGGAATACAAGGAGTACAAGGATTACAAGGTATTCAGGGAAGACAAGGTACTACAGGTACTACAGGTTTAACTGGGGCACAGGGTATTCAGGGTATAACTGGTGGTACTGGTTCTATCGGTGCTCAAGGTTTTACAGGTACTCAAGGAACTACAGGTACAACGGGAGGTACAGGTGCCACTGGTGCTCAAGGTTTAACAGGATCTACAGGTAGTCAAGGTATTCAAGGTATTCTTGGATCTGTTGGACCACAAGGAAATCAAGGTACTACGGGTGCAACGGGTGGTACTGGATCTCAAGGTACGACTGGGGCAACAGGAGCTAATGGAGCACAGGGAATCATAGGTTTTCAAGGTACAACTGGAACAGGAACACAAGGAACTCAGGGTGTTCAGGGACCTACTGGAGGTGGAGGTTCTATTCCTGGATCAGATAATGAAGTATTAACCTCTGATGGTGCAGGTGGTGCTACAGCAGAATCTAATTTAACATTTGATGGTACAAATTTAACTTTATTGGGTACTGGTACTATTAATGCTAACTTACGTCAGTTTTACTGGACAAATGGTAATACATTTTGGGCAGGTGGTGAGGATATAGTTGGACTCACAGCAGTAGCGGATGAAGGTGTAACTTCTGTTAATAATGGTGCAAGTCTTGATGCATGGAATGAAGTAAAATATAATGGTACTGTATTAACTGACCAAACAAACGATGCAACTGCTAAAAATGCAGGCCAATTAGTTTCTTTAAGAAGTAGTGGTGTATGGCAATTAGCAGATGCAGATGATAGTTCATCTACTCTTTTATTAGGTATTTGCTTAAATAATGTAGGTGCTAATGACACACTTTCAGTATTAATTGAAGGACAAATTGCAATTAGTTACCATGATCAATTAGGCACAGCAGCACCAGGATTCCCATTATATGTTTCTACTGGTGCAGGGAATGTTACTGAAACTGTCCCTACAGCTGCTGGTGACTATGTAAGACTTATTGGTCATAATATATATGATAATACAGATGTAGTAGTGATTAGATTTGACCCTGATAATACTTGGATAGAACTTTAAAATAAAAATTATGAAGTTAAATAATGTAGATATTCAAGCTCAGTTAGTAAGTGGTACTAACATTAAAACAGTAAATGGAAATTCTTTACTTGGATCTGGTAATCTAACCATTACTGCTGCATCTGGTTTACGTGGTATTCATGCATTAGTAAAACTTAGAACAGGTGATGCTGTAAGTTGTCAAATAACTGCTGGAACTCAAAATAGTGTAGCTTCCCTAGCAAATAGATTATCAGCCCTATCTTTTAATCCAGCACAAACATTTACATCTTCAAATCTTTATATTTTTGTTAATGCAGGAATTGCAAGTTCACTTGCTAAAATTCTTATTTACTCGGATGTTAATGGGATACCAACTACTAAACTATATGAAAGTGCCAATTTAGATACTTCAACAACAGGTACAAAAACGGCAACTACATCTTTTACTTTTACAGCTGGAGAAACCTATTGGTTAGTAGTTTGGACAAGTGCAAATCCAACTTTAACAGCATGGGGGGTAACTTCTTTAATTCCTGTTAAAACTACTGGTACATCTCCAGTTAGTGGTTATGGAGCAACGGCAACATTTGGAACAGCACCTACAACTTTTCCATCTTTACTTCTTCAAACATCAACTGTACCATGTGTATTTATAACAGTAGCTTAAACCCAAAACTATAATTAAAATAATAAGTTATGCAACTAAACAATGTAGATATACAAGCTCAACTGGTAAGTGGCACTAACATTAAAACAATCAACGGAAATAATATTTTAGGCAGTAGTAATTTAACTGTCATTGATGGTTTACCTGGTGTTCATGCATTATTAAAACTTATAACGGGAGATGTTGTAAGTTGTCAAATAAATGCTGGAACTAGTAATGGTGTAGCTAGTCAACCAAATAGATTAACTGCTTTACCTTTTATACCAGCTCAAACATTTACATCTTCAAATTTGTATATTAATGCTCGAGGTACTCCAGTAGCAGGTTCACGCGTTAAAATTCTTATTTACTCGGATGTGAATGGATTACCAACAACTAAATTATATGAAAGTACAGATCTTGATACTTCAACAATAGGTATAAAAACTGTAACAACTTCCTTCACATTTAATGCAGGAGAAACATATTGGTTAACACTGTGGTCAAATTTAAATCCAAATTTAACAGCATGTTCATCTACTTCTTTAATTCCTATTAAAACTACTGGTGTATCTCCTGTTACTGGTTATACAGGAGTTGCAACATATGGAACAGCACCTACAACTTTTCCCAGTGTAATTGCTCAAACATCAACTGTAGTATGTTTATTTATAACAGCAGCTTAAATAAAATATAAAATTATGGCACAAGTAAGAAATGAAATTTATGATGACAATGGGCTTGTAAGAGTAGAGTTTATTGAGGTAGAAGAACCTACACAAGAGGAACTTATTGCTCAAAAGGAAGCAGAGTTACTTGCAATGTATGCTGAATTAAAAGCATTAAAAGGAGAATAATTGTATATTTGTTGTAAAACCAACAGCAGATGAATAACTTATGTCAACTTGCTCTCCAAAATGGAGGGTCTGTAAACTATCTCACAATTCCAGGAAATATAACGGAAGGCTTAGGACTTACTAATCCTTCTATACTATACCAAGATGGTATGTATCTTCTTAATCTTCGCCATGTGCAATATGCCCTATATCATAGTGAAGGAGAACAGAAGTATCAAACTCCTTGGGGACCATTAGCATATCTTAATCCAGAAGATGATGTTACTCTTAGAACTACTAACTATTTATGTCAGTTAGATCCTAATACTTTAGCAATTGACAAATATAAAAAGGTAGATACATCTAAATTAGATATAACTCCTGTATGGGAATTTATTGGATTAGAAGATGCAAGATTAGTTTATTGGGATAATAGCATATGTTTAACTGGAGTTAGAAGAGATACTAAACCAGATGGTGAAGGTAGAATGGAAATCTCTAAACTAGCAAGTGGTGCTGTAGAAACAGATAGATATAGAATTGAACCTCCAACCAAATCTTATTGTGAGAAAAATTGGATGCCTATTGTAGACATGCCAAATCATTATGTAAAATGGACTAGTCCTACAGAAGTTGTAAAAGTAGATCCTAAAAAGGGAACATCTAAAACAATGTGGATTAGAGAACAAGAAGTTGTATTTCCAAGAGATATTAGAGGCGGTTCACAAGTAATTAAAGTAGGAAATTACTATATAGCCCTTACACATGAAGTAGAATTATGGCACAATGAACAAGCAAAAAAAGATGCTCAGTATTACCATAGATTTATTATTTGGGATAAGGACTGGCACATAGTTGCAAATTCTGATGCTTTTAAGTTTATGACTGCAAATATTGAATTCTCTTGTGGTTTAGTATTTGATGGTAATGACTTTATTATTCCATTTGGTTTTCAGGACTCTACAGCTTTTGTTTTAAGATTGCCAATACATATCTTTGAACAGATAACTAATATAAGTTTAGGTTTAAAAGTAGATTATAAAACTAAAGGAATAACTCCTGCTAAATTAGAAAAGTTTATCATGAATCCATTTTCTGGATCATGTAACTTAGATTTAGGAGAATATTACTATGAGAATGGTCACTACGCATCAGCAATGTCATTCTATTTAAGAACTGCTGAGTTTTCTAAAAATGATGATTATGTTTATGAGTCATTATTATTAGTAGCTAAGTGTCTAGCTAAACTTGGCAGAAGAGTAACAACAGAAAAAGGTTTATGGTTAAATGCTGTGACCTTTGCACCAGAAAGACCAGAGGCATACTTATTCTTAAGTGAATGGGCAGAAGCAAGACAACAATATCATGAGTCTTATTCTTATGCAGTAATGGGACTTAATAATGCAGCAAATGCAAAAGAACTTAGTCCTAATGTAGGATATGAAGCTGCATACCAGCTACAGTTTCAAAAAGCTGTAACAGCATGGTGGATTGGTAGATCTAAAGAGTCTAGAGATGAGTTTATTAAATTGGTAAACCAAGGGCCAACATTAAGTGAAAGATACCAGAAAATGGTACAATCTAATATCACATCATTAGGTTCTGGACCAGATCCGTTTCTTAGATATCACAAAGGATTCTATGATCAACTAAGACACAAGTTTCCAGGAGCAGAAACAATTGAAAAGAACTTTTCTCAGACATACCAAGATATGTTTACATTATCCATGCTTAATGGTAAAAGAAATGGAACATACTTTGAAATTGGTGCAGCAGATCCATTTCACGGAAGTAATACAGCTCTATTAGAACAATTTGGATGGACAGGTACTTCATTAGAGATTTTACCTCATGAGGTTGAGAAATTTAAACTACACAGAAAGAATGAGATCATTCTATGTGATGCTACAAAATTTGATTACTCTGTACTTAAAGGTCACATTGACTACTTACAAGTTGACTGTGAGCCACCATCAACTACTTATGAAATCATGACAATGATTCCTTGGGACCAATGTACTTTTGGAGTAATTACATATGAGCACGATCACTACACAGATGTATCCGGATCATATAGAGAAAAATCAAGAAACTTTTTATTAAGCAGAGGATACTTATTAGTTGCAAGTAACATTGCACCAAATGAGACTAGTTGTTATGAAGACTGGTATGTACATCCTAAACATGTTGATAAAGACATAGTTAAGAAAATGATGGGAGCAGATGATTCAATTAAAAATGCAGAGAAATATATGCTTGGTAAGTTATAAATTTTTTGTATATTATATGTATGAGGAACATACATATATCACGTATTAATCTTTCAACCATATTACAGGTATGTCTTATAGTGATGTGCCTGTTTTTGCTTTTAAGAAAACCTACTCAGGTTTATCCGGTCAGTAAGCAAAAAGTAATTGAGAAAAGAATTGAAGGTAAAGAGACTCTAATAAAAGAGCAAGGGCAAGTAATAGACAATAGTGAAGAGTTTATTGCAGAACTTAATGCTGGCTTATTAGACTTACATTCTCAGTTAGATAACGTAAGAAACTCTAAAGATACCTTCAACATTGTCCAGATTCAGGACACAATGATTCATGTACTATACCGTAGAGATAAAGAAAAGGATGTTATTATAGCAGCCCAGGATACTATTATCCAAGCACAGAGATATATTATCAATGCTAAGGACACTATTATAGCAACCAAAGACTTTGATTTAAAGAGAATAAAGAGGCAAAGAAACATTTCCATTCTGCTGAATGGATTATTAACAACAGGATTAATTATAAAATGATGGAAATAGCACAGTTAGTTCAATGGGGACTTATTGCAGTAACAGGAGTACTTGGTTACTTTTTAAGAATGATCCACACAGATGTTAGAAATAACACAGAAAGCCTAGGTAAACTTAAAGGTAAAATTGAATTGGTAGAACAAGAATCAAGACTTAAGTATCAAGCAATTCAAGAACAAACTCAGTTAGAAATTAAGAACCTAGCAAGAACTGTAGGTGAACTATCTGATGCAGTTAAACAATTAATATTACAAAGATAATGGATACAACAGCAGTAGAAACAACAGCACCAGATTTTGGTGTATTTGGACAACTAGCAGACTACGGTCCGCTCGGTTTAGCAGTATTGGCTCTTGGATATGTTGCTTGGTTATTTATCAAGAGATACCTTGATGATAACAAGAAGATGAAAGAAGAGCTTGAAGAAAAGAAAGTAGTAAAGAGAAAAACTAAGAAGTAATGTCATTCGGTCCCTTTGAAGTATTAACACAGTACGGAGTATTAGGCTTTGCTGTCTTAGCACTGGGTTATTTATGCTGGATATTTTTAAACAAACTTCTTAAAAGTGAAGAAGAACTAAAAGCAAAAGTAGAAGAGCTGGAAGGTGATTATAGAGATGATCTAGAAAAGAAACTAGAGGAAAGTACTGAGAGCTCAAAAAGTCTAAAAGAAACTGTGTTGATGCTATTTGGTAAAACTAAAAAATGAAAAAGAAACTTCTTATAGTTGGAGCATTATTTATCACAATTGTGGTAATACAAATATTTTCTAGCGGTACAGAACACGTTGTTGTTGTAGAAGATAATATACAACTTACCGGAGAAAATAAACAGCTTACTACAGCAAATAAGAAACTTACCAATAGTGTTAATCAACTAAAGGCTGAGAACCAAGAATTAGTAACAGATAAAGCTAATCTTGAGAATATGGTGGCAGAAGTAATTGGAGATTTAGATAGTACAAAGTCTATAGTTAAAGACATTAAAAAAGAACTAGCACATGAAAAGGATGTTAATGTTAAGCAGTCTACTGGTGACCAGTTTGATTTTCAGCCAATCAAACTACCCACTGAAGACGGTAATTAAAGGGGATAGTGTAGTAATCTTAACTGTTCAACAAGCTGATGACATTAATAATATATTTGAAAGTCAGAAAGCAAAGATTGCAGCATTTAAAAAAGATCTGATTACTAAAGATAGTATTATTGCAATATTAGATACAATAATTCTTGAGAAGGAAAGAGTAATAATTGAGCATGTATTTGATGATGAGATAGCACAAAGGCTGGATATGCTTGAAGCTTGGTTATTAGATGCATCAATTAATAATGTATGGATATACTATTCTTGGGATGATAGCACAATGTATGCTGTAGACTTAAGACAGTATTATGTACAGAAGGATAACATGAATGGAGATTTATATTTTTATAAATGTCCAGATCCTTTTGATCCTTATGAGAAAAAGGAAAATCCCCTCAAAGGATGGGAAAGAGCAATTATTAAACCAGAGAGACCTAAGGTAACTAAGGTTCCAATTAAATTATAAGTTATGAGAAAATTATTTAGAGAACTGATCAGTGATGATAATCAAATTAATGAGCAAGCATTTGTAGGAGTAATATCATTCTTTGCAATGGTATTTGTACTATTTGTAGATGTAATTACAGGTATTATTGGTAATGAACTAATCATCAAAGAATTTATCTTTGATGGATTTATGTTACTTACCTTAGGTGCATTTGGTATTACAACTGCCGGACGCATTATGGCTTTAAAGAATAAAGCAAAGAAACAAGAAGAGACTTCAGAAGAAGTAGTAGATTAACCATATAAAATAAACAAAATGCAATTAAGTAAAAACCTAGCATTGTCAGAAGTAACAAGAAGTGAAACTGCAAAAAGAAGAGGTATCTCTAACATGCCTACACCAGAACACATTGAGAACTTTAAAAAGTTAGCTGAGAATGTGTTTCAACCAATCCGTGACCATTTTGGTGTTCCTATCCGTATTAGTTCAGGATACCGCAGCAAAGAGCTTAATGCAGCTATTGGTGGATCATCATCTTCACAACATTGTAAAGGTGAAGCAATTGATATTGATATGGACGGTACAACAGTAACTAACAAGCAAATCTTTGATTTTGTTAAGGCTAATGTAAACTTTGATCAAATGATCTGGGAATTTGGAACAGATGCAAATCCTGATTGGGTTCATGTATCTTACAACTCGGATGGTGCACAAAGAAAACAGATCCTTAAAGCTGTAAAAGCTGGAGGCACTACTAAGTACTTACCATTAAAATAAACTATATGAAGTTTAGAAATGGATGGAATTCTTATACCAAACAATGGGATAAGTTAAACATTAAAGTAAGACTTTCTTTTATAGATATTTTATCAGTTGAAATTGATATATCAAGAGACTTTTACTTATTTACAATATTAAACTTTACATTTAAAAATAGATAAGATGAAAGCAAGAGGGCTTAAAGAAACAACAGATGCAATGTCACATTGTAAATCTATGTATGCAAAAGGTGGTTCCGCTGGTACAAAACAATTGGTACGTATGGCAAGCAGTTATGAAATGGGTGGTGCTTCAGATGACTCTTGTATGGAAGAATACATAGCTGCTGATGGTAAAAGAAAACGTAGAAGAAGAAGTAATTGTGGAAAAGTTACTAAAACTAGAAGTAGTGGCCCAACACAAAGTTACTATGGAAGACGTATGCCAGGTCAATAGCAATAATTAAATCATAGAGATCCAGATACTTATAGTGTCTGGATTTTTTGTTTTAAATCAATTATATTTAAACTTATTTTGTATATTTGTTC